TCTGTGCCTGAAACTTTTTCGAGCGCACGACGTCGATGACGGTTGCGGCTTTGACCTGTTGCACGACGGCGGTCTGTTCGGCGGCAGGTGCGACCTGAGATTTGAGAACATCAGTTGTGGACATTGGTTTTCCTTTGTGTTAAGCGAGTCGAAGGATGCGGGTGGTGGAGGTCTGTACGAAGTCCCTGTACAGGTCCGGGTGTTCTTTCTTGAATGCAGTGGATGCGAAGCGGGAGCTGTTCTGCGCCTTGTAGGTCACGGCCTTCTCGCCGCCAATGAGTAGTCCTGACTTCTCGCCGATGGCTAAAATCACGCGGTTTGCGACGGCCTTTTCCTGGTCTTGGAGCTCCTTGATGCGCTCTCTGATCGTGCGCAACTCGCCAATGTCGGCCGCTTCATCGTTGCTGGCCTCGACCATCTCGCCGTCATCGCGGGCGTACAGCTTCTTGATGTCGTCGGCATTGATCGGATCGGGAGGGACGTCAGCGAGGACCTTCTTGAACCAGAAGGCGTGGCACTTTTCGACGATGGCTTTGATCACGTCCTCGTCGCGCCGCACTTCGTACATTCGGAAGTCTTGTCCGCCGATGAGAACAGCGACATAGAACTTCTTGATTCCGGTAACGGCCATGTACCACTGAATCTGCGTTTCGTAGTAGAGCGGGATCTTGTGTTCCGTCACTATCTTTCCGGCGAGGATCTCAGCTTCCTGAGAGTCGCCCCAGTGTTCCGACATGTAGACGCTCGCAGTCTTGCACTCGAGGCCGATGTCGGTGGAGAGCAGGCGGCCGCACTCTTCAACCTTCTCGGGCTTGAGTACGGAGACGCGGCCGGCAATCGCGGGGTTGACCACTGCGCGGTCGATGTTGCCGAGCATCCAGCCGTCTTCACCCTTCGAGAGCATGTAGTTGACCTTCTGGACCTTCATGCCGGTGCGCTGGCTGAACTCCTTTGCGACGACGCCCTCGAGGACCGTTCCCCAGTACGCGGATTCACCGGCCGCGGATCCAGAGGACCTGCCGGTTTTTTCCTCCCAGAGTTGCAGGGGAGTTTTGTACGGGTTGAGCCCGAGGATGGTGGCGACGTCAGAGCCGCCGATGCCTTTCGTGCGCTCCTTGAGCCATTCGTCGCGGCTCATGGCAGCAGTGCTAATTGCGGTCATTGTTTCTCTCCTTAGTAGGGAATTTCTTCCGGTGCGATGTTGTCGTCGTGTGCGGGCTTAGGGTGCTCGTCGTACTCGAGCTCAAGCACTTCGTTGTAGATAAGCCAGGACGCGTGCTCGATCGCTGCATCGAGTTCGGTTGAGATCTTGAGCGTGGCCTTCAGCGAGCTTTCATAACTGTCAGCGATGCGCGTTTCCATGAGCGCGTCGAGCACCTTAAGTGAGGCGTGGGAGTCCTGCCAGTAGGCTGGCATTACAGAGTCGTAGTGCGAAAGCACGTACTCTCGAGCGCTGTCCATGCTGGCCTTGCGGCCAAGTGCGTGAAGCATCTTTGCGATTTCTTTGATGGTGGTCATTCCCATGCTCCAGTGATGAGCGCACCAGCGATGACGGCTAGCGCACCGAAGAAGGTGATGAGCGTCCAGATGCGTCCGGGGCGCTCGCATAAAAAAGGCTCGACGTTCTGCCGAGCCTGCCTTGCTGCGCGCCGCTGTTTGAGCGGTCGCTTTCGAGTAATTCGTTTCATGTCGAAATCCTGGGGGATGTGGTCGATGATTCGAACCGGATCGGAGAAGCTCATTCGTCGTCCTCTTCGTCCTCTTCGTCGTAACTTTCTTCGTCCTCGTCCTCGTCCTCGTCCTCGGGGTCGGGGTCGGGGCCGCACCAGCGTTCGTAGTCGTCGGGTCCGCAGCCGTCGGGGTAGTTCCATGCCATGCTGATCTCCTTAGTCAAAAATCCAGTGATAGAGGGTGGCCGCAGCCATTGCGGGCAGGATCACCAGGCCGAAGAAAAAACCGTTGCTCATGCGAAGTACCTCAAGGCGAGAATTGTGATGGCGATGGCTGCGAGGCCGCCGACCGTTAACAGGCGAAGTCCGAACGTGATGGTGTCTTCGGACGTAGGCTCGTACTGGACGAGCTCGTCGGCGCTGCGTCCGGTGAAGAAATCGAGAAGAGACATAGCTTTCTCTCCGGTTGGGAAAATGAAAAAGGCATTCAGATGCCGCCGAAGGAGAGCGCCACGCGAGGTGGCCGGCGGCACGTGAATGCCTTCTGTTGAAAGGGTCGAGGGAGCCGGGGTGAACGCAAAAGCCTCTCGTCTGCAGATGCCCCGGCTTTGGGATTCGTCGGAGTGTCGCGGCACAGTGCGACAGGAACGAACCGGCACATATCTGCGTCATGCCGTTGCCCTCGAAGTCGTTACGGAAGTGCCTCTATGAAGCACCGGATGTTCTTCGCGACCGCCTCGTACTTGTCAGGCGTGCGCACTTTCGACAGTACATAGGGGTCTGTGAACATGTAGAAGCTGAGCGCAGCGGCGAACGCTCTGCAATCAACGCTGAGCCGGCAGATGTCTTCGGCGGTCGGATTCTTGATGCCGAGCCCGAGGAAGTACCCGGCGGCGAAGGTCTCGAAGTCTTTGATCTTTTGCATGTTGATCTCTTGGTTTTGGAAGCTGGTTCAAGCGCACTCAGGTATTAGGTTTTGTCTAATGACTGAAGGCGCTTGAATCGGCCACCTCCCGGTGGGATCATTGGTTTGTCGGGCACACCAGTTCGACATCCCTTTAACCCACACCAGGAGGTGAAAAGTGAATTTTGAAAACGATGACACTTACAAAATGCTCGTCACTGAGCGGAAGCGTGTCGAGCTTCTGTCCGACGCCGCTTTTGTGAAAGTCGCAGAGGCTGTACTTCTTTCGTCAGGAAAGATTTCGAGCACCTCGTCAGAGGAGGAAATCTATGAGGCTCTCTGGAATCTGACTGGCGACGTCATCAAGATGCAGGATGTTCAGATGACCGCTTTTGAGAAGGTCGCTGAGGTTGCTCTTCGTCAGGCTCGTCGTGACGTGACGACATTAAGCGGGTACTTCCCGGCTCGTATCGCCTGACGATCACGGCGTTCGGCGCTAAAAGAGTCCCAAGGTAGACTTGCCCATTCACGCAGACGTTTATACGATCACCCAGGTGGTGGACGATGTCCTCCTTGTGGCTCTTGGCGATCTCAATCATCTCCAGATAGCGTTCGTCTAAGGGCGTACCGCTCATCTCGCAAACCTGATCCAGCCATGCGTTTGCATCTTCGCTGAACTGGCGAATGAGTGAGCGCATGGTGTGGATGTCGCAGCGCAAGGCTCGGTTTGCAAAAATCAAGTCGGCCATGTCGTCGATGCGGTAAATCAGAGTTCTCGCGTGGCCGTCTTCGAAATAGAGCTTCTCGAGACGTTTGAGGTCGTCGCTTTGAATTTGGATGCGTTTGTCCATTCAAATCTCCTTTGTGCGTGGTTCACGTGTAAGGGCTTTACGGAGTTCTTGCAGCTCTTCCTTCGAAAGCGTGAATTCGAACTCAGGATCTCCGCTCTCCCCGATGGAGACGTGCTCATCGTCTATGGTGAGGATGTAGTTGTCGCTGAAGAAGGTGTTCGGGGTGGGTCCCTCGAACACCGGCTTCCAAGTTGCGTCGTACACCATCTGGAAGAGGTGTCCGTTCGTTAGCTTGTCACGAAGAGTCAGCTTCCTAAGCTCCTTAATTTCCTCGATAAAGGAGTCCAGCTCGTCGTTGAGCTCCTTTGCCATTCGAGCCATTCCATTGTCATCGCGGACAATGTCTGCAACCGTTCTGATTGAAAAAGGAGGCTCCGCAACCGCGTACACGCGGCACTCTTCGACGAAGAACCTTGTACGTCCCCTGATCCGGCGGGCCCTTTCGGTGGTCGAAAGCTTCAGGTATCTCTTTTTGTCTATTTCCATTTGGATCTCCTATGAAAGCTGGTTCAAGCGCTCTCACCTCAATGGCGTGTCAAGTGAGGAAAGGCAAAAGCGCTTGAATCGGCTCCCTCCTTTGGTTGTAAGCTAAAGACGTCGGGATCTAGCAGTTTCGACGTTGTTTAACCAACTCCCAAAGGAGGGAATATGAAAGATTGTTTATCTACAGAGGATCTTTATTTCTTGTCGCTGGTAATGAGCGGCGCGGTTGAGCTTGAGAAGATTGAGGTGGACAAGTCTAATCGCGGAGTGGGGATCCTTTATGTCCCGGTGCGTCGCGCTCTTGCTCGCAACCTGATGCTTCTCAGCGATCTTCGTCGTGAGGTCGCCCGTCAGGTTGAGCAGCTTGAATCCGGCCAAGATCCCTTAGCTCAGATCGACGCTGAGCAATAAGGCGTTCTTTCTCGAACAAGTCGTCGAAAACGACTTTCAGCATCTTCATTAGGTGCTTAACCTTGGCCTCATCCGCATCGCAGATGAGGCCTTCGTGAATGTGATCACTTACATCCGCAAGCGCCTTCGTTATGGCTGTGACATGGGAGCATCTCAGGGATCGGCCTCGCACAAGGCCATCAAGGGCGCGCTCCAGATCAACCTTCATTTCGTATTGCTTCGAGTTCATTCAGATCTCCTTACTGTGTTTAGAAAGTCGGTCAAAGCACCCTCCCCGAAGTGCGGTTTCTCTTTCATTCGGTGAGATGGCGGGGAAGGTGCTTTGGTCGGCTTTCTTGGGCTAGGCGCGGGTCTGGGTTTCTACAGCTCCTCCCTGTCCTTTCGGGACAGGCCGCTCGGGTCGTACATGACCTCTGTCGCACTGATCTAACTGCACTAGCTTGCACATGTAGAAAGGCAGGATTTGAATAAACACGAAGGTTTGTCCTGTCTGTCTATAGGTGCAACTATACTACGAGATGTCAAGAACTGCAATAGAAACACCTATTTTTTAAAGGCCGAACTATTGCCTGTTGCAAAAAAAAGACCGCCATATAGGCGGTCTGGTGTTGGGAGCCGGAATCGCGTTTACAAGCCGCCGTTACCGGAGCGGTCCACAACACGACCGATGATGAAAACTTGATCGGTTTGATCTGCTGGAATCTCTTCGTCCTTCCACGATGGATTTTCAGAGATGACCAAGAGGCCACCGTCGAGAAGTTTGCGCAGGCGCTTGACTCTCCACTCGCCTCGGTAGGTAAAGACATAAACCTTGCCGTTGAGCACTTCTTTTTCTGATGTGTTCACGGTGATTGAGTCGCCTTCCCAAAGTAGCGGTTCCATGCTGTCGCCGGATACTGTGAAGATCATCAGTTTATCTTTATTGAACTGGTGTTTCTGTAGCCAGGATTGGCGATAGGACTTGCTTTCAGCTGTTTCGTCGACCTCAAAGGTGGGCGGCTCATAGCCGGGGCCGGCAGAACAGCGGATTTTGTAAACCTTGATTTTTACAAAGCGTTCGTCGTCCGATTCGTCAGGGGTAATAGGTTCGACTGTTTGACCTTTCGGCAATGGCTCACCGTTTCCCTTAACGAGCCATTCATACATTACAGGCAGTTTTTCGCAGATAGCCAAAGCTACCTCGGCCTTTAATGAAAGAGTTTTGCCAGCCACCCATGCAGCCACGGATGGTTGTTTGACTTTAGCAATCTTTGCCAGGTCTGTCTGGGAAAGGTTGTAAGTCTGCATGAGCCATGTGATTCGTTCGGAAAGCGTTTTCATAATAGTCAATCCTATAGGGTTTGTTCATAGCTGCGCTTAGAACTGTGGTATAGTTGCGCCTATCTAATAACAAATGGACGACATACTGCTATGGATCTACTTCAGCAACGATCGACCGCGATTGCTAAGGCACTAGTCAACGAGATCGGTAGCCAGAACAAGACCGCTTGTCTCTTTGGCGTTAAGCAGCCGTCGGTAGCCGGTTGGATAAAGCACGGCATCAGTCCGACGAGAGAAAACGATTTGCGATTCAGGTTCCCGAATCTGAGAACGTGGCGCCTCTATCCGCCAAAAGTTGAGGAGCGGTCGTAAATGTTCATTCGTCCGGAGTTGCGAAAAGGCGATGTAGACATTCGCGTCAAGGCTCCCGCGGACATGGTTGAAAAGCTCGACTTTGCTGCTTCGGCCCTTGGCTTGACGCGCCAAGACGTTGTGCTTGTCGCGCTCGATGCGTATGTCCAAGAGCTATCCCATGTAGCCAGAATACTATCGGTGCATGAGTCGCATCAACGGAATCGCAACGGCATTGCAACGGATGGAGAGCGACGTAAATGAGTTACGAGGCCATGTACAAAATTCGCGCATCAGGCCTGGTTGATCGTACGCAAGTCGATGTACTCGAGGCTCTGGCTTTCTTTCAGAACTCTGATTCTGGGGCTTGTTTTCCTTCGACAGAGGCGATCGCTCGTGTCTCACGAGTAAATGATCGATTGGTAAGGACGACGCTAAAAAAACTTCACGATCTTGGATACGTTTCGTCGGAGCAGCAGTCCGGTCAACGCCGTTACTTCACGCTTCATCTGGATCGCCTTCCGGAACCCGTGAACGAAACTACCCCCCTGAATAAAACCACACCCCTGTATGAAACTGCACCCCTGCATGAAAGTACAGGGGAGGGGTGTAGGAAAGTACAGGGGACCCCTGTAGGAAAGTGCAGGGGACCCCTGTATAAAACTACACCCGAACAAGTAAATGAACAAGTAATTAAACAAGTAAAGGGAACAAGTAATAGCTTGCCCGCGCAAGCGCCGTGGGAAACCGATCATTTTGACAACACCGTCAAAAAGGTCGAAAAGCCGAAGGCGACAAGAGCAAAGCCAAAGACAAGCTGTCCTTTCTCTCCTGACGATCCCATTCCGCCTGAATACCTTGAGTACGCACAAGCAAAGCACCCAAGCATCAACGCTCAGACGGAGTTCACCAAGTTCGTCAACTTCCACCTTTCCAAAGATAACCGGTACAGCAACTGGCTGGCCGCGTGGAGGTACTGGGTTGGAAACATCAAGACCTACTCGCGACAGACTCAACGATCAACCAACATTCGATTTGAAGGACACGACAATGACTTCTCGTGCATCTATGGTTAACCGGCTGGATAACTTGGCATCCATCATCAAAGCCAAGAAGGAGCAGGAGCGTGCCGAATGGGACGCACTGCCCGAGGTAGTGATTGACTGCGCCATTCATGGCGAGCAGCGCGTCAAGGTGATGCCGGGACAAGAGGCCGACCAGATTGAGTGCCCTCTCTGCGTCGTGGAGCGCCGGCATCGTGAGGAGGCCCTCTATCACTTCAGGGACAACTCGCTCAAGCTTGCTGACCTTCTCGGTGATGTCCTCTCTCCCTACAGCGAGGAGCAGACCTTCGAGGGCTTCAGGGTGACCGCACAGGGCGACAAGCGCGCCCTTCAAGCCAAGGCCTTCAAGGCGTGCCGGCAGTTTGCTGTGCGCTTCTCTGAGCGCCTTCTGTCGGGTGACAAGGCACGGAGCCGCGTGGGCATCTTGATGCACGGGCATTTCGGCAACGGCAAGACGCACCTGGCCTCCGCCATTACGTCCGTCGTTCGTGATCAGGGCTTCAGGCCTGTCTTCCTGCGTGCGCTGACGCTGTTCAACGCTTTCCGCGGCCGGTCCGACAAGGCCAACACGCTCGCAAAACTGTTGGCCCATTGCCCGCTTCTGATCATCGATGAGCTGGGCCGCTCTACCGGCAGTGAGTTCGAGCGCAATCAGCTGATCGAGATCATCGATGCGCGCGGCCTGCTGGGTTACCCCACAATCATCATCACCAACCTTGACGGCAAGGGCTATGTCGAGCTCATGGGCGGCGCTATCGCGTCCAGAACGCAGACGCTTTTCTACCCGGTCGCGTTCGACTGGGATGACTACCGGAAGAGCCAGAACATCGCCGACATGAGCATTGAGGAGGTGTTCTGATGCCGTTACTCAACAGTTGGTCATACACCTTCCTGTGCCTCGCCGTAGCGCTCATTGCAATCAATCAGTTCCTGCTGGCGAGCAGGTTGGAGCGAATGCAAAACCAAATCCTTGATGTTTTGATGCAGATTCTTGCGTCTGTCAAAAGAGGTGAGTCGGTAATGAGCATGAGGGACGAGGAGGATTTCTGATGATGAACGAAATTGTTTACCGCGTTGTCGGTCTCTCGGACGGGACGAAATTGGTTCCCGCACATTGTGAGTTGAAGGTCGGGAAGGCGATATTCACGACCTTTGATTGTGATGTGTCTTCACTCAAGGATCAGCTCAGGTGCACTCTCGCAGCTATGCATCTGGCGAACGCAGCCGGATGGGCGGAGTTCGACGTGCCGGGGATTGTGAATGAGCTGATCCAAAACCATGACCGTTCTTACGCAAAGGCAGTAATGCGGTCATTCGAGCGCCAAAAGCCCGAGAACGCAGCAAAAGAGATTCGAGCGTTGTTCGGAGACCCTACTCCAGAAGAAGCGGCTGAGCTCCGAGAAGCCCTTCGCCGAACTGCGATGAGTTCAGGTCGTACATACACCGAGGGCAAAGAGCTCCAGTCGGAAGGTCGGGACGACGAGTAAAGGATGCGATCCGGTCGAGGTTAAAGAGCATCACGAGTTGTTCTTTGCCGTCAAAGCAATGGAAGGCATAGACGCTGTCGGCATCGTCTGATGAGGCAGTGCCAGGACAACGAATGAGGTAGTGGTTACCGCTCTCTGTCGTGATCTCGTAGACCGATTGGTCGTCTTCAGGAACTTCAAATTTAAACATTGAATTTCTCCGTGGTTTGGTTGAAAGGATGTGCTGGGGAGCACTGATCAATCATTCCACGGAGACCGATAAAAGGGAAGAGGAGTTTGTTAAATGACGAATGGAGTAATCCACGACTCCGACTGCGCAGTGCACAACGAGCCCGCTTATCCGGCAGGCCCGTGTGACTGCGGAGCGCTAGCTAAACATGAGCGTCGATACGCAACATGGCTTTATCAGCTGGGTTGTAAAACGGCCTTACGCCTTCGAAACAGGATTGCGTCACCTCTATGGCGGAAATCTTCGACAGCGAAAACAGGTGCCATGCGGGCACTGTCCCGCTATTGCTTGTACCTGCTGTTTGGTAGCCGCGCAGTGCGGGCTTGCCTGCAGTCGTCACGCCAAGAAGAAAAGGCTCGACGACACGATGGTGACCATCGTATGTGAATTTGACAACACGTCTGTTGTCGATGGCGAATGTTAGGTCGTCGTAGACGGACATAACGAATCCTCCGTGGTTTGGTTGAACAAAGCAGAACTTCTCAGGGCCCTGCATGTCAATCATCCCACGGGGAACCAGATAGGTAAGGGGAAGGAAATGGACGAAATCGAATGCCTTATAGGGATCGTCCTGCTTTTCGCGATGCTCGTCGCGTGGGTTTTCGAGGGCGACTGGTTCGATGACTGATGAGGAAATATCCATGAGAAAAAAGCATCTACGCGTCGTCCTACCGTGGCCGGCACATGGACTCTCGCCGAATGCGCGCTGCCACTGGGCCATCAAGCGCAAGCTCGTAGCGGCTGCTAGGCGCGTCGCTTTTGCCGCCGCATACAGCAAAGCAGAGGGCCGTCGGGCCGTGCCGGATGGGAGCATCGGATATCGATGCACGTTCTTCCCGCCTGACCGACGGGCGCGCGACGAGGACAACTTGATCGCGTCGCTCAAGTCTTCACTCGACGGCATCGCTCAGGCACTGCGCATCGATGACAGGTGCTTCCACCTGCTCGAGCCCGCAGTCCGAGAGCCTGACCGTCCCCACGGCCGCGTGGAGATCGATCTCTTTTGGAGAGAGGAACACTGATGAATGACCAAAAACAAAAACTCGGAGTCTCTGGATTCCTTCCGCCAGTGGCGTCAGCTTGCCTTGTTCGAGCTGCCGCCGACGCGCGACGAGTCGCGTGGGACAACTCGCTCAGGCGAGCAAAGATCATCGATGCCGCAATCCGAAAGGTCAAGCTCGAATATCCACGCTACTTCCGAGCACCGGATGACTGTAGCTGTGAACGACAACGGACGGGCAATCGGCGAGGATCATGTGAACGCTCGCTATTTGAACGCTGACGTAGAGCATGCGCGTCAGTTGCGGGCGCAGGGGTATACCTATCGGCAGATAAGCCAGATGCTTGATATGCCGATCAGAACGCTTCGGGACTATCTCTCTGGGCGTCGTCGATGTCAGTCTGTTGCGGGGTGGAAAACGTTTTTAAGGAGGTGGTGAGAATGCTGAATGCGAGACAGCAGGCGTTCGTCAATGAATATGCGAGAGGAGGCTTCAAGAATGCGTCTGAGGCCGCTGTGAAGGCAGGATATAGCGCCAAAACGGCCGACAGAATCGCCAGCAGGCTGTTGAAAAATGTTGAGGTCAGAGACGCTGTGGAGGCTCTTCGCCAACCGGCAAAGGAGGAGGCGATCGTCGATGCGGCATTCGTCTTCTCAGAGCTCAAGGAGCTTGCCAAGTGTTGTGCGCGACGAGTCCCGAAGCTCGACATCGTTGGGGAACCGCGTCTCGACTTAGACGGAAACCCGATTCTCGTTCCCGTCGACGCTGCGGGCGCGAATGCCGCGCTCAAGACACTCTCCCAGTGCCTTGGCATAGGCCGCGAACAGGTCGACAAGGATCAGACCATTCAGACGCTCTCAGAAACTCTCCAGGACCTTCTGCGCAAATGACAATGACAACGCCTAAGTTTGACCTCACTACGAAAGCCGGCATCGGCAAGGCCATGACGTATCTGGCCGCTGAGTGCTCCTCGGATCCTCTGCGCTTCGTGCAGGTTGCTTTCCCATGGGGCAAAGATTCCCTCGAGGGCATGGCCGGTCCCGACAAGTGGCAGACCTCAATCCTGACAGACATGAGAGACAAGCTACAGTCTGGCGAGGCTTGGGAGCACGTCATGCAGTACGCGGTGGCTGCAGGTCACGGCGTTGGCAAGTCTGGCCTTGTCGCTTGGATCATTCTATGGGGCCTCTGCACGTTCCCGGATACTCGAATCGTCGTGACTGCTAACACCGAGAACCAGCTTCGTACCAAGACGTTCGCAGAAGTGGCGAAGTGGCACAACCTCTGTATCTTCAAGGATTGGTTCTCAGTGTCGGCTATGTCCGTTGCATGCAAGCAGCCGGGCCACGATAAGACATGGCGTGCTGACGCTATCCCGTGGTCAGAGACTAAGCCTGAAGGCTTCGCCGGCTTGCATAACAAGAAGCGCCGCATCATCGTGATCTTCGACGAAGCATCGGCTATTGCTGATTGCATCTGGGAGGTCACGGAAGGCGCTCTGACTGACAGCGAGACGCAGATCTTTTGGTTTGCGTTCGGGAACCCGACGCGCTCGACCGGGCGCTTCTATGAGTGCTTCAATCGCTTCCGTCACCGTTGGAATAATCGACACGTCGACGGCCGCGACGCCGCCATGACGGACAAGAAAAAGATTGCTGAATGGCTCGCGGACTATGGCGAGGACTCTGACTTCTTCCGCGTTCGTGTCCGAGGAGAGTTCCCGAATAGCTCGAGCATGCAGTTCATTCCTCGTGACATCGTCCAGGCCGCCATGGAGCGACCTATGGGCGTCGTCAACTATGCGCAGACGGTAGCGATCATCGGCGTTGACGTGGCGCGCTTCGGTGATGACGCGTCGGTGATTTGGACGCGCTTCGCTCTTGACGGGCGCTCCATCGCAAAGCAGAAGTTCCACGGCCTAGACGGGCACGAGCTCGGAGCCAAGGTGGCTGAGCACTTCAACCACTTGCGAAAGCTCGGCGTCCGCAAGATCGTCATCAATGTCGACACCGGCGGCGTCGGTGCCTCGCCTGTTGACTGGCTTCGACACAACGGCTATCCGGTCAACGCAATCAACTTCGGCTCTGGCGCTACGAATACACAGCGCTACAAGAATCTCCGTGCTGAGATGTGGGGACGCATGAAAGAGTGGATCGCGCAGGGTGGCTGCTTGCCGCAGGACTCTGATCTTGAGACTGACCTGACGGGCGTTGAATACGGCTACACCCCAACGAATCAAATCCTGCTCGAGAAGAAGGAGGACATGAAGAAGCGTGGCATGGCGTCGCCTGACAATGCCGACGCGCTGGCGCTCACGTTCGCCGTCCGCATTAACGAGTACATAGACAATCCGACGCCGCCGGCAGGGCGACGACGCCAGGAGATCAGAAGCCGAGATCCTTATCGATGATGTCCGCCATGTTTAGGGTAGAGGCGCGTTGGAAAGTCCCCTTTGGGAAGCTCGTTGCGATGAGGAATGGGAGACCGTTCCTCTCAGCTTCAGTCAGACCGTTTGCGTTTAGGAGGATGGATAGGGTTGTTTGGTAGTAGGAGAAAAAGCAATACAAAACCTTGCTGCTGGTTTTAATACTTTCGCTTTCGCAAGAGATGACTACGGAAAATGCTCTCGATAAGAGGACGCAGGCTGCGGCTTCTACGCTTTCTGAAGCTCGCTCGGAAATTTTCGATCTGAAGATCTGATCATCGTCAAGTAACATGCTGGCAACGAAAGAAATTTTCTTCGAGATCATCAGCTGCTCAAGCGAGAACGGCTGCCCCAAGTGAATTTTTGAAAGGTATTCGGTTCGAAGGTATGCGAGAGCTTGTTTGCGCAAACGGTGCTTTTCGTAAATCCATGCCGCCGCGGCTGAGAATCCAAGTAAAAGAAGGCCAATAGAGAGAATCGCATTAGTTGACATGTTTTTTTGCAGTGCGCGTGTGCTGTTGATGTTGATGGAGGATGTACGCATTAAGGAGCATTCATCATGGCTATCAGTATCAGACGAATCACGTGCCGTGAGGCTTGGGGAAATCCCGCGTGGCCGGCGATCGTCGAGCAGTACAAGAAGGACGTTCAACACGTCGAGTACATGCCGGACGTTGACGAGGCGATGTACTTCCGCTGTGAGTTGAGCGGCACGTTCTACAGCATCGGTGCATTTGATGGCGAGAATCTTGTTGGTGTCGTGAGTTTCTTCGAGACACCGTTACCCATCAAAAAGGGCGCAGTTGTGGCTCGCTCCGAACTGTTATGGGTCTCGCCAGCACTCCGTGGCCACGGTGTTGCAAAGAACTTGATGAAGGCGGCGTCAGCTTTGGCGGCGTCTCATGGATGCCTTGGGTTTTACTGGGGCGTTCGCAAGGAAACCGTCGCGGAAAAGGCGATGGAAAAAATGTTCGGCCGTCCTGCCGAAGTGACTTTTTGGCAACAACTGTAGGAGATCGTTATGGCATTAACGGGTGCGGCGGCTATGTGGGCCGCAGGTGCAATGGCGGCGGCAGGCGCAGCCGCTTCGGTCTATTCAGGCAACAAGCAGGCGAAGGCCCAAGAGGCCGCGTCCAAGCGCGCCGAGCAGCAGGCAAAGGAGCAGGCTGCACAGCAGCGCCAACAGCAGCGCAAGCAGGAGGGTAGCTCTGCAAATGTAGGTTCTATCCTCGAGCAGAATATGAATTCTGGCTTGAGCGGTGGATCGACGCTTCTCACGGGGGCGGGCGGTGTTGGCGACCTTAACCTTGGTGCTGGCGGAAAACTGGGGTAAGCCATGAAGGATAAGGACTTGCGTGAGCGTGTCCTTCGCAGGTGGGAGCGGCTGAAGGTAGAGCGTGAGCCCTATGTCTCTCAGTGGCTCGAGATCAGTCGCCACATCACGCCTGCGTCTGGCCGCTTCCTGTACACCAAATCAAAGACGAACGAGGGGCGGGACCGCTGGAATCGCATCTATGACTCGACGGCGGTCCGCGCTGCGAACATTCTGCAGGCCGGTCTAATGTCCGGCATGACGGACCCGTCGTCGCAGTGGTTCTCGTTGACGACTGGCTCTCCTGACCTCGATGAGTCGCACGCCGTGAAGGTCTGGCTCGATGATGTCCAGCGCATTATGGAGATGGCCTTCACTCAGACGAATATCTATCAAGCTCTACAACACACATGGCGTGAGGTAGGCGTCTTCGGCGTGGCGGCCTTTGTCATCGTCGAGGATCCCGTCTACAGCTTCGTGGCGCATCCTCTCGTGTGCGGTGAGTATTGCATCGGGTGTGACTTCAGGGGGCGTCCTGACACGCTCTATCGTCGCTTCACGATGACGGCGGGGCAGCTCGTCTCTCGCTACGGACGGGACCGCGTGTCTCGCGCAGTTCTGACCAACTACGACGAGGGGAAGGTAGATGAACCCTTCGTCTGCATACATGCCATTGAGCCGCGCTTTGACCGCGATCCAAGCAAGCTCGACAACCGAAACATGCCGTGGAGGTCTGTCGTCATTCAGGTCGATCATGATGAGGACGCGTCGGGCGTACTTGACGAGTCTGGCTATCGCGATTTCCCTGCCGTCGTCGGAAGGTGGGGCGCATCAGCCTCTGACGTCTACTCGGAGGAAGCTCCGGGCATGATGGCAATCGGTGACGCGCTTCAACTCAATCACCATCAGGTGCAGAAGGGCAATGCGGTCGACTACATGGTCAATCCGCCGCTCATCATGCCGGCAGACGCTCGAGACAACGAGGTCGACTTCCTGCCTGGCGGACGAAGCTACATTGACAACCCGGGCGCGGGCAATCAGGTGCAGCCTGCCTTCGCGGTGAACCTGCCGCTCGGTGACTTGCGAGAGGACATTGCTGACGTCCGCAACAGGATCAACCAGGCATTTAACGTCGACCTTTTCATGATGATCGCCAACTCGGGCCGTGGTCAGATGACTGCGACAGAGGTTGCCGAGCGTCATGAGGAGAAGTTGATGATGCTTGGCCCAGTCCTCTCTCGTCTCAATGAGGAAGTGCTCCGACCGCTCATCGAGCGTTGCTTTGACATTCTCTCCAGACAGGGGCAGCTACCGCCTCCGCCGGATGAGCTCCGCGGTCAGAAGCTGTCGGTTGAATACACGTCGATGCTAGCTCGTTCCCAGCGTGCGATTCGTGCCAACTCCCTCGATAACTTCCTGACTCGCATTTCTAACGTCGCTCAGTTCAATCCGAATGTGATGCAGAAGATCAACCCGTTCAATCTGGTTGATGAGTATGCGGACTATTTCTCTGTTGCTCCGTCCGTTGTCGTTCCAACCGATGAGGCGCAGGCGGCGATTGAACAGCAACAGCAGGCCCAGCAACAGCAGGCGCAGGCCGAACAGATGCAACAGTCTGCCGACGCTCTGGCGAAGCTCGGCCGCGTTCCGTCCGACGATTCCACGATGGCCGGTCAGGCCGTCAAGGGACTTGCGGCAATGGCACAGCAGTAAGTGCGCGTGTGAAGTATGACGACTGACATCATGACACCTGAGCGCGATCCCTTCCGCAGGGAGGAGGTCGAGGCTCGAGAAGAGGAAAGGATCAGGCTGCAGAAGATCGCCAATGCGCTGAAGGCCGTACTGGCCACGCGCGACGGGCGCATCGTCCTGTGGCAGCTCCTTTCCGACACGGGCATCTACCGAAACAGCTTTGATCGTGACATTGCTGTGATGGCCTTCAATGAGGGCCAGCGCAATGTCGGGCTGAAGCTCCTTGATCGAGTCATGTCGGTGGATGCGAATGCTTACAGGTTAATGCAGGACGAAGCGAATGGAAGCGACTGAACAGACTCCGACCGGTGGTGAGGGCACTGCGCCCGCTCCTGCCGCACAAGAGTCAGACACGAATGCCGGCACTTTGCTGACGTCTGCCGAAAGCAACGAGGGTAAGCAGCAGGCCGAGCCGCAGGAAGGCGGCAACGGTGAGGCTGGCGAAGCCGGTGCTGAAGGTCAGGCAGAAGGCGAAGAGGGTGCCGAGAAAGAGGAGGGCGAAGGCGAGAAGCAGGGCGCTCCCGAGAAGTACGAGGACTTCAAGATGCCTGAAGGTACCGAGCTCGATACAGAAGTCGGCACGGCCTTCCAAGGCGTAGCGAAGGAGCTAAATCTCAGTCAGGAACAGGCGCAAGGGTTCCTTGACAAGATGGCTCCCGTACTTCAGAAGCGCTCTGCTGAACGTATCGCAGAGATCTCGAATGAGTGGATGGAACAGTCGAAAGCTGACAAGGAGTTCGGTGGCCAGAAGCTCACGCAGTCGCTCTCTGACATCGCTCGTCTTCGCGACACCTTCGCGCGTAACGCTGATGGTAAGGTCGACGCGGATATTCAGGAGTTCCTAAGCTCTCCGATGGGCAACCATCCGGGCGCTTTGCGACTGCTGAGCCGCATCGGACGCGCTTTCGGCGAGGCGAAGTACCCCGGTGGCGGATCTGCCGAAGACGGACGATATACCGCCGAGCAGTTTTACCAAGACGCAATGAAAGGAGGCAAGTAAATGCCGAATGTTGTGACTGACTCGAATCCGATCACTCTGGCGGACTTCGAAGGTCTTACTAGCGATAAGCCGGTGCGCCAGCTTATCCACACCATCAGAGATTACAACGGCTTCTTTGACCAGGCTGTCATCCAGCGTGGCAATGACGGCTTCGGTGACCGCGGCAAGGTCGTGACGTCCTACCCGGAAGGTCAGGTGCGTGCATTCAACGAAGGTTGGGATGCTGAGCGCGTGACGGGTGCGGACGTTCGCTACGCTGCCGCCATGGTCCGCTCCAGGTCCGAGGTGGACAAGTCCCTTCTCGACACCCGCAAGCCCAATGAGCGTGCCGCTTTCAGGCTTCGTACTGACGAAGGCTTCATGCGTGGCCTCTCCCGATCCGTGCTCAAGAAGGTGCTCTATGGCGACAGCAACCTCGAGACGCGCGACCCCAACGGCATCTTCAACATCGTGTCCCCGACGAACAAGGCTTTTGCCGATCGAATCATCGATGCCAAGGGTACGACGGCCAATGCTCAGACGGACATCCTTCTCATCAATTGGGATCCTGCCAGCACCTATCTGTTCTATCCGGAGAACGGCTCGAGCGCCGGTCTCTCCGTGGAAAACATGGGTGAGCAGTACGCCTTTGACGCCAATGGCAAGCGCTTCCGTGCGGAAATTACCGAGTTCGCATGGGACGTCGGCGTCGCAATGTACGATCCGCAGCGCGTCGTTCGCATCGCCAACATCGACTCGACGAAGCTGACGAAGAAGAACACCACGGGTCCCGATCTGCTTGATCTGATGATTGACGCTCTTGAGCGTCTGCCGGATGAGCAGCAGGGCCGTGTCGCCTTCTACATGAACGACAACACGCGCTCGTTCCTGGCTCGCCAGATCCTGAACAAGGACAACGTCCTGTTGTCTCAGGAAGAGGTGGCAGGTCGCAAGTGCATGACCTTCCGCGGCGTCCCGATTCACCGCCTTGGCACGGACATTATGTCCAACAAGGGCGCTGTCCTGAAGTTCTCCTAAGGAGGAAAAGATCATGATTGACATCAAGCTCGCCTTCTGTGAAAAGGCTGACGCGAAGACTGCAATCACGTCCAATGTGATTGACTTCCTCCAGAAGGCTCCGACGACGGGCCTCAATGATCGACCGCTCTATGTGGTCTGCAAGTTCCCGACGGCTCTTGTGGGCACCTCTATCGTCATCGCGATCGAGGACTCCGACGACAACAGCTCGTTCAAGCTGGTAGTTCAGACCGGTGCGCTTGCATCGGCTGACACGACGAAGGGTCTTGCTCTTCCGATGCCGGTCAAGCATCGCCGTTACGTTCGTCTCAAGACGACGCCTACCTCCATTACGGTCGGCACGATGACGGCGTATCTGAGCGACGTCATCGAGGTCCCGACGACGTACAAGGTCGAGGGCATTGAGTTCCTGCCGGGCGCTGCCGCCTGACGCATGAACAGCTGAAAATTCTTTCAGGAGGCGGGGCGGAAAACGTCCCGCTTTTTCTTTATGGCAACTGCTGTAGACATCTGCAACCTTGCGCTCGGAATGCTGGGCGACTCTGGCGATGTGACATCCATCACGCCGCCGGACGGATCGCCTCAGGCCGGCCACTGCGCTCGGTGGTATCCGCTTGCTCTTCGCAAACTCTACGAGGAGCACGATTGGTCTTTTGCGATTCGGCGCTCACGAGGCGTCGAGCTCTCGAACGTAGACGAGGATCTCTATGAGTGGAAGCACGGCTATCTCCTGCCGTCCGACTGCGTGCGTCTGCTTCGCGTATCTGAAGTTGGCAAGGAAGGGTTGCCGCTTGACTTTGAGGTCGAGCTCTATGAGTCGAACTCGGGCCGTGCCATCTTCACGAATGCGACGAATGTCGTGCTGACATATGTTTCCTATGTAGACACAGCAACGGTATTCCCGACCTACTTTGTGCAGGCTCTGGTGATCCTTCTTGCGTCCTTTCTTGTTGGCCCCGTCAAGCGCTCGGATAGTTCGAGCGACGCGGCTGTTCGTCTCCTGCAGCAGTATGAGGCTGCGCTTACTCGAGCCAAAACGGTTGATTCGAAGATGTCTGTTCATCGTCGTCGCGATGAGTGGCCGTTGCCGTCCGGCTTGCGTGCGAGGGTAATCTGATGGCAATTCGACAATATCAACGCGCCTTCAACGGCGGAGAGGTCTCTCCCTCGATGTTCGCCCGCATCGATGACGGCAAGTACCAGACCGGCATGGCGCTGTGCAAGAACTTCCTGATCGAGCCGCAGGGGCCGATCGTGATGCGGCCAGGCTTCAAGTATGTCAATCACACGAAGCACGCGGGCAAGAAGGCCAGGCTTATTCCGTTCAACTTTTCCATCTCGCAGACGATGGTGCTCGAGCTCGGCGAGAGGTATGTCCGCTTTCACACGCAAGGGCAGACCGTGCTGGGCAACAATGGACAACCGTATGAGATCGAGACGCCGTACATCGAGGCCGACCTCTTTGACATTCACTACGTCCAGTCAGCCGACGTGATGACACTGGTTCATCCGAACTATCCGCCGAAGGAGTTGCGCCGCTACGGGGCCACGGACTGGCGTCTGGTTGACATAAAGTTCGGATCGTCGCTGTCTGCGCCTACGGGACTGTCTGTGTCTCAGACAATCAACAAGGACGTGACGAATCCGACCGACTACAAGAGAACCTACGCCGTGACGGCATTGCTTGCCGACGGGACCGAGGAGTCGGTTCGATCCTCATCCGTGACGATTGATTGCAACCCGTATGGCGACGGTTCGTACAACACGATCAGGTGGAATGCGGTGGCGGGTGCGGGTCTCTATCGCGTCTATCGAGATCAGGGCGGCGTATGGGCGTATGTCGGCCAGACCGACACGACGCAGATCATCGATGAGAACATCACGCCAGATGCGTCCATAACGCCCCCGCACTACGACGACGCCTTTTACTCATCCAAGGGCATCACGTCCGTCAGAGTGAACAATGGCGGAAGCGGCTATGAGCCGACCAAGTACATCACGGACTTTGTCAACGTTTGCGAATATGACTGGGGCGAAGGCTATAAGCAACAGAGTACGGGCCTCCCGGTAAACATACAAAGCAAGGCAAACCTGACGTGGGAGATTGAAGACCCAAACGGTCATGGCTCTGGGGCGGATATCAGGCTAATCACAGGGGAGACCTATGCCGCAACTGGCGGGCCTGCTTCTGGTGGCCTAACGGCCTGCGTGACTGGTATCGAGATACGCTCAAGAGGCATCGGGTACGATAACCCAAAACTTGTGATCAAGTGCCACAACAGGAACTGGCAATTGGCAACTCTCTACCGCTTCCCGCTGACAACGTCCCACGATGTCCCGAAAATTGCGGTCACCGATTCGACTGGGTACGGTGCTGATCTTGTCCCAGTTATCGAGAATGGTCGGGTCGTTTCAGTCACGATCCGTTCTGGTGGTCAGAACTATTCGTCACCAAACTTGTCTGTCGTCTCGTCAACGGGTAGAGGCGCGTCTCTTTCTGCCAATGTCGGTCAGGCTCCTGATTACCCGGGGGCTGTCTCATACTTTGAACAGCGAAGGTGGTTTGGCGGCACTCAGAATCGGCCGAACAACTTGTGGGCCACGCGTCCGGGGACGGAGGCCGATATGTCTTTCTCCCTGCCGTCGCAGTCTGATGACCGAATTGCCGTTCGAGTGGCGGCCCGCGAGGCGAACAGGATTCTGCACATCGTGCCTTTGGCCCAACTGATGCTCATGACGGGGGCTGCCGAGTGGCGTGTTTCACCTCTCAACTCAGACGCCATTACGCCAGAGTCGATGTCGGTTCGACCACAGTCATATGTGGGCGCGTCCAATGTGCAGCCGCTTGTCGTAGGCTCGAGCATGATCTATGGCGCGGGCCGTGGCGGGCATCTCCGTGAGCTCGGATACAACTACGAGGCTGGCGGCTACATCTCTGGCGATGTGTGTCTTCGCGCTCCTCACCTCTTCGACAACCTGACGATTGTTGATCTGGCCTACTCAAAAGCGCCGTCTCCCGTGGTCTGGGCAGTCTCCTCGTCAGGGAAGATGGTCGCGATGGCATACGTTCCCGAACAGCAGGTCGGCGGCTTTTCTACGATCGAGACAAAGGGATCAATTGAATCAGCTTGCGTCGTGGCCGAGGGAGACGAGGACATCGTCTACGTGGAAGTCATGCGAACTGTCAATGGGCAAGCTGTTCGTTTTGTCGAACGCATGAACGAACGTCAGTACACGGATCTCAAGGAATGCGTCTACGTTGACTGTGCCGGCACATACCGTGGCGAGGCTAAGAAGGAGATCACGGGGCTCACGTGGCTCGAGGGTGAGACCGTCAGCATCCTTGCCGATGGTGCAGTCGAGCCTCAACAGGTCGTAAAGGACGGGAAGATCACGCTTACCTATCCTGCAGAGATCGTCCACGTCGGCCTTCCGTTCACGGCGGACATGAAGACGCTGCCAGTGGCGATGGCGCTTCAGGATGGTTCATACGGGTCCGGACACAAGAAGAATGTTCGCGAGGTCTTCTTCCGAGTGGTCAATTCGTCAGGCACTCAGGCGGGTCCGTCGTTCGACAAGCTCTCTGAATACCCGTCTCGTTCGACGGAGTTCGCTGGCAACGTGCCCGAGCCAATAACCGACGAGATCGGCTTCCAGATTCAGCCGCAGTGGTCTCAGAGCGGGCAAGTCTGCGTTCGGCAGAAATATCCGTTGCCACTGAGGATCGTGAGCATGACAACGGTTCTCGAGCTCTCGTGATCGTGCGCGTGTAGGTAGATAGACCCTCTAAGGTGTAGGCATCTTAGAGGGTTTTTCTATGGCTACAAACTCGGCTCAATTCGGATACGGGATGCTCATCGCGCAGGGCATCGCAAACACCATTACAGCGCTAGGGTCATTCGGGATTTCCAAACATTCGAATGCGGCCGCGCAGGCTCAGGCCAATATCGCACGCATCAATGCACAGATGATGGAGCGCCAGTATCAAGCAACTTTGCGTGCGTCCGAGAAGGCAATTGTGTCGAAAACGATGGCTGCTGGGCAGGTCAAGTCTGCTCAGCGCGCGGCGCTGGCCGCAAACGGCATCGCAGTCGGCGAGGGGAGCGCTGCAGAGATGCAGGCGTCCACTGACATCGTCAAGGAGATGGACGTCAATCAAATCAAGTCGAATGCCTTGTCTGAGGCGTGGGGTTACCGGTGGAAGGGCGTCGGCTACGAGGCTCAGGCGCTTCAGGCCGAGGCGCAGAAGGTCAACAAGTGGGACAAGTTCGGTACGACGCTGTTGGGCGGCGCATCTCAAGTGGCCAGTAACTACATGCTCATGAATGCTTCCGGGATGTTTGACACGAGCAAAAGCAGTGGTGGATGGAACTACCCGGACATTGCGTCCAGCTACAAGAAGACGATGATCGGAGGGTACTAAATGCCAATGGTTCCGACTTTTCAGGGCGGTCTGCCCCAGGTGCAGGACTCAGGTAACTCTGGGTTCTCGCCTATCAGCGTGCCTCAGGATCGCACGGACTATGACGCCGTTATGAAGAAGGCGCTCATGCCTGTGCAGGAGTGGGCCAACTCTGCGGTCAAGGCGCTAGACGTTCAGCGCGCCCGTGTCATCAAGGCCGAAAGCGACGATGCCGAGCGCGAGGTGATGAGTGCGATCGACGCGCATCTCAACAATCCAGAGACCGGCTATCTCACAAAGATGGGCCGCAATGCAATGGATGATTACCAGCCCGCAATGGAGGCGATGACTCGTGACGTCAACGCGATTGTCGGCAAGTTGTCTCCGCAAGCACGTGAGGCTGTACAGTCCCGTGTCTATGACCGCATGCAGTCTGCTCAAAGTCAGGCTCAGCGATGGAACGCAAGCCAGACGAGGCACTACCAGATGCAGTCGTCCTCGTCCAAGGTCGAGGCTTTGCAGGCGGACGCCGCAAACCACTACGCGGATCCCGAGTATCTTGCGAAGTCGTCGGCCTCTGTCGACATGGAGCTCGACTACCAGGCTCAACTGATGGGCTGGGACGCCGAGACCTTGGCAAACCAGAAGCGTGCGCACATGGATCAGCTGCAGGCAAATCGCTTTTCGGCGTGGGCTCAGGATGATCCGTTGTCGGCGCTTGAGGCCTTCCAGAATACGCCTGACGGTGCGATGAGCACTGATATCAAAGGGAAGGTCGGGAATGCGCTGTGGAGCTCTGCGAAGTCGCAGCTGTCTCTCATGGTTGCCGACAAGCTTGGCGACACTATGCTGTCGAAGCGCGATTTCGTCAAGCAGGCAATGCGCGGCAACTTCCGGTCTGGCATTCCTGTCGTGGATCGCCTTTCAAAGAATCAGAAGATCGACCTCTTCACTCAGGCCTTTTCAATGGCCGCCCAACGCAGGAGTGAGCAGCGGGGTTCCTTGACTCGTGAGGTGCAAAATTCGCTCGCGACGGTGGCATCTACCGGGGCCGACGAAAACGAACTTACGGAAGGTCAGTTCGTTGAGGTGTATGGCGACAAGGAAGGAAAGGAGCGCTACGCAAATTACAAGATCGATTTCGACACATCAAAGGCCACGTACGCCTATCAGATGATGCCTGTCGACCTGATCGAGGAAGACATCAGGGCAAGCAGGCCTGCGCCCGGGGATCCCGATTATGCGGAAAAGATGAAGGGCCACAATGCGCGCGTGAAGGCTGCAGGAGAGATCGTCAAGGCCCGGAAGACTGATCCGATGGGCGCTGCTATTTTGACGGGGCAGTATGGCGTCAAGCCTCTCAACTTCGGAGATTTGAATTCTGTTGGCGAAGAGCTCCGTCACCGCGTATCGGTTGCCGGGGACTTGTCCTCCGACTGGCGCGTGCCTCAGACGCTCTTCTCTGCTTCTGAAGCGAAGATGCTCGTCGGTGCTCTTGAGAAAGCCAACGTAGACGAGCAGTGCGAGATGCTGAGCGTTATCTCTAATGCTGTCGGGCCCGCCGGCATTGCCAGCGTCACGAATCAGTTCACGAAGGACAGTAGGAAATACGCTCTTGCTCTTGCAGGATTCGGGAAGGACTTGCAGGGCGGGATGTCCGTTGGTGAGAGATACCTTCGAGGCCTTGATGCAATCGACCAGAAGCGCGTCAAGGTTGATGATGCGGATGTCCACGGCATCACCGGCACGGCCTATTCGCTCATTGGGGATGAGGGTGATGTTCAAGGTCTATTCACCTCTCCCGATTCTGCTGATGCGGCCGTTGAGATTGCGCGCGGCCTCTATGGCTATGGCCTGCTCAACGGCGATGGTGACATGACCTCTGCGGTAGAGCAGGCGGTTGGTGGCAAGGTGATCTCGTACAGAGGAAAGAAGACGCTGGTGCCACTAGGCGTCGAATCGGGCGTTTTCTCATCTGACATTGAGAACCTTGTTGGTGCTCATGCTCAAACGCTCGAGAAGTCAAAGAAGTGGTTCTATGCGAACGGCCTTGCGTTCACTGGTGACGAACTGTCCACACAGTTGAGGAAGCTCAAGCTCAAGGTTGAAAGCACGAATGATGACGGCTCCATTACATACAGCTTGATCTATGGCAGCTCTCCCGTCGTTGACGATGATGGGAGGCTCTATACGTTCGATCTCTCCAAAGACATGGTGGAGAAACAGGTCAAGAGGCGAAAGAGTGCGACGGTGCTTGACGATGACTATTTTGGCGTGTTGGAAGCGCCGACGACGGAACCGAAGAATGCCTACGAAGGCGATTACCACGGGAATGATTGACGATGTTTCTTGACGAGATTTTCAGGCCCAAGACGGGCGACGAAGTTCTGATGTCTGCTGAGGACATGCGGCAGGCACGAATCAATCGCTACGGTACTGACGACATTACGCCGGTCACGGCCCAGGACTACAGCGACAAGTTCAACACGGAACTCACGCCTGAGGAGGAGGCTGAGTTTCAGTCGTGGGCGAAGGAGAACAATCGTGAGCGAGACTCCTACGACTACGACATTCGCGGAGCTTGGAAGGAACTCAAGTCCGGCTCAATGTCTGAGGATGAACGCGGGCATCTTGGCGATAAGTACAAGAAGCCGAATCACCCGACCTTCTCCGACCAGTCTGTCTACAACGGGAAGGATGGCGTTGCCGGCGGAACGTGGTCTGAGGTTGATGGCAAGACTGTGTTTACGCCGGGCCGCATGCTCTCAAGGCGAGAGGCTGAGTATCTGTCCGACTATTTCAGGAGCGTTGAGCCGGATGTCAAGCTGAATCTTGACGGCAAGATCATTAAGCCGAAGCCTTTGCCTGGTACGGGATATGAACCCGGTTGGTTCGAAGGGTTTGGAGACACGTGGCTTGGTATGAACGCGGCCTTGGCCGAAACGAAGAGTGCTGCTCTGACTGCGCTCTCTGAGCTTCCCATTGGTACTGAGCAGGAGCGTGAGGGTTGGCTGCGTGCAGCTGAGGCTACTCGTGCCTATAGCAAGGCTCACTATGAAGCCGATCCAGAGCTTATGGGAGCGGCATCGCAAATCATTCATGGCCTCTTCAAGACAATTCCGAAGGCGGCCGGCTACATGGCTGCGCTAGGTTCGGGGGGCGGTGCGGTTGCCTTTGGTGCTGATATGGGCATCAGTGAATCGCAGAGGCTCAAAGATGAAGGCGTCGATCAGAAGACTCGCACTTCCGCTGGTGTCATGTCGTTTGCCGCCAATGCTATCGGCCTGCGCCTTCCGGGTGCTTTCGGGTCGACCCGCCTCATGTCCACTCTTTATGGTGCTGGAGCAAATATCGGTACCGACGTGGCTGAGCGCAAGGGCATCCAGCTCATTCTTGAAAACCAGAACTACGGTGAGCTGGCGAAGCAGTATGAAATTTCTGGAACCGACCTTGCTGTGTCCGGCATCTTTGGCGGTGCCTTTGGTGCCTTAGGGTATCGCAGTCCTCAGGCGAAGTTTGAAAGCGAGGTTGCCGAGCGCCGCGAATCTCTCAAGAAGGAATTGATGAAGGCGGGCCGCTCGGAAGAGCAAGCTGATGTGGAGGCTGGCATGACCGCCCCTGGTGAAGTTCTCTTTGCGAAGCAGGCGGGCGTCGAGTGGAAGGATGTTGACTACACGATCGAAAAGACGGATAGCACTCAGGCAACTGATGGCTTTCACATGCCGGTAACGCAGGGTATCGAATGGCATATGGGGCCAAGGGGTTTAAGCCCAGACGAGAAGATGAGGGTTGTCTCGGTTACTCCGACCGTCATAGATAAGGGCGAGGCAATCAATATAGTGACGTCGGCATTCAAAGACGGTATCCATAATGAGGATACGGGTTTCACGTTGCGAATGAGTAAATCGGATGCCAAAAAGTCTGCGGGAAAAGATGGCGGTTCTAAGCGAAAAGCATTTATGGCCGTTGCGGAGAATATCCGAGAAATCGCAGAATCAGCAAAACTAGTTGAGAGCCACGTCGATCTTGTCCACAAGAACCCCAAAGTGAGAGGGATTCATGTTTTCCTAGCTCCAATGTCGTGGAATGGGGAGCTTTGGCGCGTCCAGTTGCTTGTAAAAGATACCGTAGAGGAGGGACCTGCTAGAGCAGTAACTCATAGCATTGACGGAGTATATGTTGAGAAAATGGAAACGCCGCCCGGTGGATCATTCCAGTCGGAGGGCGGCGTTTCTTACGTCGAGGGGTCTCCTGCCGTCATCAACCGACGAGATGTCCGCACAGGGCAGGTCGCCCAAGACCGTACAGTTAGTGTATCTCAACTGATGGGTGGGTCGCAACCGTTTGTTCGCAAGGATGGGCGGGCGTTTTTCGATCCCGTTGATGAGTCGGCACGCCAAATTAATGGCGCATATTACGAAGCTCCCTCGGTTGGTGCGCGACGGTCGGATGCGTTCAATCAGGCTGCTTACCACGGTACAGCTTACACGTTCGACAAGTTCACGCTTGATCACGTCGGTTCTGGCGAGGGTGTGCAGGCTCATGGCTGGGGCTTGTACTTCTCCCTTGATCGTCAGATTGCTGAGGGCTACAGAAGCCGCGTGACATCCTATCGAGCCGTAGCTGATGAGTTGAGCCGTGTCTTTGCCGGGATGGACGTCAAGACTCGTGAAGGCATGGCGAAGGCTCTGTCCTCTGCCGGGGACAAACTGTCCCCTGCTACTCGTGAGCTCCTTGACGCTCTTCAGGAAGCAAACTGGCTTGGCCATGAGAATCCGATGGATGCCGTGCAAGCCGCTCTGGTTGCTCAGATTGGCAAGGGCAGGCAGACTCCTCGTATTAAGTCCGCTGTCGAAGGACTCCGCAACGAGGAAGGCAATGTCTACAAGGTTGAGATCCCTGATGACGACGTGATGATGCACGAGGACCTTCCGCTGTCCAAACAGCCGGAAGCTGTGCAGAAGGCGGTTCACGCTCTTCTTACTGATGAAGACGTCAGGACGCAGCCGAATATGCGTCGTGAGAAGAACGGCATCGAAGATGTCGAGCCTGTGTCCTATGCCGGCAAGTCTCTTGACGAGATGACGGGCAAGGAGATTCTTGCGGCTCTCATCGCGAAGTACGGCTCTGCGAAGGCGGCCTCTCTGGCGTTGAAGCAACACGGGCTTAAGGGCTATCGCTACAAGGGCGCGATTGACGGTGAGTGTGCGGTTGTCTTTGACGATGCCGCCATTGAGATGCGCAATGCCATTGAGAAGGCTAAGGCCGACGGCACCGGCGTTGTCAAGCTTCCTGATGGGCGCTTTGAGGTCAAGGGTTCCTACGATCCCAAGAAGCGGAAAATCACACTGACGCCGAAGGCCGATATCTCTACGTTTGCTCATGAGCATTCTCATTGGTACTTGGACATGCTCATGAAGGTCCTTGGCAAGGAGGACATTGATCCTGACTTGCGCGAGGCGGGTGAGGCTCTGCTGCGCTCTTGGGACATTAAGAGTGTCGAGGACTGGAACGCTCTCGGCGTCGAGGGCCAGCGCAAGTATCAGGAGCGGTTCGCGGCGTGGACTGAGGTCTATCTGTCCAAGGGCAAGTCTCCTGTGAAGGGACTTGAGGGCTTGTTTGAGCGCTTTGGCCAGTGGATCGTTGACTTGTATAAGAAGGCTCTCGGGCTCGATCCTGAGAGTGCAGTGAAGGATCGCTACAAGTCTGAGACTGGCGAGGACCTGCCTCCGCTCTCGAAGGAGATGGAAGCTGTTATTCGCAGGATGTATGGCGAACAGCAGAAGGCCAAGAGTGTCAAGCCGACGCCTTCTCAGGTGGTAGCCGCTCGCATGGTGCAGGCCCAGCGCGTGAATGAACAGAAGCTGACTGCACCGATGGCGAATCCGAATGATCCGGAAGCAATGGACGTTGCTATTAAGGCACAGCGTCAGGCGGCCGAACAGCTGAACAACGGTCAGGCCGTGGATGTCGGTGCGACTCTTCTGGGCGTGCAGATGAATGATGTGGCTCTGACGAACTCTCAGAAGCACTTCGCTCGTGCTGTGCAGATGGGCGGCGACAATTCCTCGCTCGTTGTTCTGCAAAACCGAGATCGTTCAAAACTAGCTCCTGTTGCTCAGATGAACGCGATTGCCGCTAATCCTCAGTATGGCCGCGTGTCTTTCAGTCGCACGACGGACACCGGTGCTCCGATTGTTTCTTTTGGCTCTATGCCTGATGAGCGTTATCAGGGCATCACGGACTGGGTGATGGATGGTGGCGAGAAGATTCCTGTTACCTACGCTGTTGTAGAGGCTGACAGTGTCCTCACGTCGAACGATTGGAGCGGCCGCGCGGTTGATGGCTATGGCGACGATCCGACGCGAGTGCATGCAGTCGCCGGCAATGGCCGCCTTGCCGGTCTCAATGAAGCCTTTGAGCGTGGCACGGCAACTCAATACGTTGCTGACATGATGGCCGACCGTCAACAGACGGGCATTAATCCAGAGGCTGTCGGTGATTTGAAGCGTCCGGTACTGGTTCGCTTCATGCCGAGTGAGAAGGTGACGACGGGTTTCATCGATCGTTCAAATCAGTCGGCGGTGCTTGAGCTGAGCGGCTCTGAACGTGCCGTGCAGGATGCCAGCAAGCTGACAAGTGACAAGCTCAAGGCGTATCAGTTTGACGAGAACGGTGAGCCGACGAGAGCTACGCTCGATCGCTTTGTTAATGACATTGGTGAGCCGAGTGCCATTGGCGGCTTGATCGACGGTGATGGTAAGCCGACGGAAGCAGCGAAGGCCCGTGTGATGGCGGCTGTTTTCTACAAGGCATACCGTGATCCTGAGCTCACGTCTCTCATGTCTGTTGAGACTGACAAGCAGGGCATGAAGCGCGTCCTAAATGCCATGGCGGCCTTCGCTCCTCACGTCATTCGGATTCGAGAGATGTCTGGTGGTGCAATCGACCTTGGCCCTGCTATCGTCGACGCGGCCCACATGCTCAAGAGTGGCGAGGTTCCGATGGACGGTACCCTGATTGACGATGTCAGTCCGGCGGCACGTCAGATGTTCGAGCTGCTTTACAACAATCGCAAGTCTGCGGCGGCCATTGGTCGTGTTTTCAACGGCTTTACTGATTCGATCATCCCGAGTCTGGGTGAGGGTACCGGGATGCTTCTTGGTGATCCGCTTGACCTAGCTGATGCCATGAGCTATCTGCGTCGTGCTCAGAATGCCGAGATTCAAAGACAGATGGATGAAGGCAAGACTGGCCTTGCGCTGATGCCTGACGTCGATATTGCGACGGTTCGTGAGGCGCTTAAGGCGGCGGAAGAGGCTAAGCGTTCTGCTGAGAACCTTGTCTCTGCCATGGGCGAGAAGGTTATTCAGGATGCTGAGAGCAAGCAGAACGGTGGTGCAGACGATGCTCAGGCTAAGGCTGAGCAGGAAGACGCGGCTCGCGTTGAGGAGGCTCGTGCGCGTTCGCTTGAGGTTGTCGGCAAGAGTGCTGACATGGTTCGACTTGAGAACCTGGCTGCCGAAAAGCCGAATCAGACCTACGTGCTTGACGACAGTGGCGTCCCTATGACGATGGAAGACGTCGTAAATGAAATGCAACGAATTGAGCAGGAGGCCGAGATTGAGTCGGCCGGCATCGGCAAGGCCGCCGAGTGCATCCTGCGTAACGGAGGTATCCAGCAATGAGGCAGGAGTGCTTGAATGCTATCGGTTCAGTCACAGGCAGAAAGGTCAAGCCCGAAGAGGGCGACGCGATCATGTCGAATATTCGGCAAATCATGGGCTCTCTTCGCAGAAGCGATCAGGACGCATGGGCGAAGATGACGAATGATGAGCGTGTCCGTGCTGCCGCTGGTGAGTACATCAAGCAGATCAAGCTTGAGGCGCTGAAGCGAAAGGCTGACATTGCCAGACAGGTGCTTCGTCAGGATGAGCGAATTCGTGAGATGGAACGGCTCTCCAATGAGCGCGATCTGCATGCCTATTCCGCCGTAGCTGAGATCATGCGAAGCGTTTACCGAAGAGCTCGAGGCATTCAGAACGAGTATTGCACGCAGTTGCTTGATACGCTGCAGGGCATCGATAGTCGATGGTTTGGGTTCGTTGAGGATGCCGGGGACGTGCGTGACTTCATTCGTGAGGCCTTTGGCGAGGACACGGACAACGCTCGAGCGAAAGCGGCGTGGGAGGCATGGGAAAAGACAACGGACGCCATGCGTGAGCGGGCAATTCGTGCCGGTGCTCAGATCGGCAAGATCGATTATGGCTACATCCCGCAGTCTCATGATCTGTGGAAAATCCGCAAGGCAGGCAAGGATGCCTGGATCGATGAGATTTTTCCGCTGTTGGATCGTGAGCGCTTCACGAACGACAAGGGCGAGATGATGTCTGACGATGAGTTGCTGGTGCTTCTTGAGCACTCCTACGATGACATCATCACAAACGGTGTTGTGACTGACGACGTGACAGAGATTGCGAAGAATCTTCCCGTGACCAATGCGGCCAGATACAAGAAATTCCCGCATCGAGTCCTTCACTTCAAGGATGCCGAAAGCTTCATTCGGTACGAGTCAAAGTTTGGGAACAGCAGTCTGACGGGTTCCCTGATGGGGCATATCGCCAAGATGAGCAATGACATTTCATTGCTTGAGTCGTTCGGGCCGAAGCCTCAGGCTACGTACACGATGCTAAAGGGCGTGGCGGACAACGTTGCGTCTCAAGCGCAGGGGACTGTCGGCAAGATCGATCTTCTGAAGAAGTATTCGGATCATCAGGGCTTGCTTGGTGCAACAGTCGACGACATCTGGAATGTCTTGAGCGGCGTGACCTCGCAGATCGAGATCAATCGAGACGGGGTGGCAAACTTCATGGCCGGTTGGCGCAACCTTGAGGTGGCGGGCAAACTTGGAAAGGCTTTCATTTCCTCGTTTTCGGATATCCCGTCGTACTTCGTGGCCAGTGGCTTCAATCGCCTCGGCTTCATGGACAGTCTGAAGTTCTTTGTGGCGGCTTATGGCTCTGACTGGAAGGAGTACGCGAATCGTGCTGGTTTCATTGCTGACAGCATCATCAGTGACTTCAACAGGTATGCCGCTGACAACATAGGTGAAGGATGGACTGCAAAGCTCGCCAATGCCACGATGAAGGCCTCGCTTCTCTCTGCGTTCACCGATGCGATGCGCCGAGCCATGTGCTTGAACATGATGGCCGGCATGGCGAAGATGCTCAAGAAGGACTGGGCGGATTTGGACGCATATGATAGAGCCAGGCTCGAGGAGGGCGGCATCTCTGAGCGTGACTTCGAGCTGTTGCAGATGGCCGGCACAGAGACTCACAGGGGCATAGAGTTCATCACCATCAGGCAGCTGAAAAGGCTGAGCGAGGGTGCACTCAACGGAGCTACTCAGGAGGAGGTTGATATGCTTCCGAGCAAGTTGATCGGCTTCATCGTCAATGAGTCCGAGATGGCGTCGCTTGGTCCTGACCTCATTACCCGTGCTGAGACGACAGGCGGCTTCAAGCGAGGCACACTCAAGGGTGAGCTCTATCGATCCTTCTTCCTCTTCAAGTCTTTCCCGATTGCGATGATGGAGCGCCACTACCGTCGAGCGGCTTTCTTGGGCCAGTATGGCAATAGGGTCGACCAAGCATCCTACGCTGCCGGCATCTTCGTTGCGACTACCATCTTCGGTGCAATCTCACTGCAGGTGCAGAACCTTCTCAACGGTAAGGATCTGCAGGACATGGAGGTCTCGCTTCAGAACAAGGCTTTCTGGATGCAGGCGTTCACGAAGGGCGGCGGATTGGGTTTCCTTGGAGACTGGATCGTCAACGGCTTGAGTGAGGATGCGCGCTATGGTGCGATGTCCGGTCTTACCAACTTTGCAGGTCCGGTCGTCGGGACGGTGGTTGATGCGTCAGACTTGCTGACATCGATGGCCGGTAGCGCGATTTACGACAAGGAGACGAAGCCTGGGGCCCGCGCTGTCAGGCTTGTCAGGTCGCACACGCCTTTCGTCAATCTCTGGTACACATCGGCTGTGATTGATCGTGCATTCATGAACGAGGTTCAGGACTATCTGTCGCCCGGATATCTGCAGCGCATGGAAACCAAGATGAGACGGGGAACGGGACAGGGTTATTACTGGGGCAGGACGGAGATGGTTCCATCCAGAGCCCCAAGGGTCGTATCGCCTCCGCAAGACTAGTGCGCGTGTGTTCGCCCAATCATACGAAGATGGCTCCACTAAGGAGCCATTTTCTATGATCGAGTACGTCAAAAGATTAGCTGGGCCGTTCACGTCAGAGGGACAGTCGAGATTGCCTTTCGGCTTTCTCATCTTTGAAAAGACTGACGTGTATGTCGCCACGGCTGATGATCCTGAAGCGCAGGCAAAAATGCTTGTGTATGGGCAGGATTATTCCGTCGAGATGAATTCGGATCAGACTGCGACGCCTGGTGGCACGGTTGTCTTGACTACGCCGATTGTCAAGGGGCACATCTTTGTGGTTGGGTCTGCCGTTGCCTACACGCAGAACATGCAGCTGACGAACTACTCGAGGTTCCCGCCTGAGATCATCAATGAGGCGATGGATCGAGTGGTTGTGCAGATCCAGCAGCTCGTGGAACGCCTTGGCCGCACCTTGTCAGTTCCTCCGACGTCTGACAGTACGCCTGAACAGCTAATTGAGAAGCTGATGGCCGCCCAAGACGACGCTCGACAGTTCGCCGATGCCGCCCAGAAGTCTGCCGAAGAGGCGAAGAAGTCCGAGGAGCAGACGAAGGCCTACGCCGAAGCCGCGACCGTCATCGTGCCGTTCAAGGACGAGATCAAGACCGTGGCCGACAACATCGTGCCCGTTGTTGCAACTGGTACTGCAATTGAAGATGTAAAAACCGTTGCGTCGATCAAGCCTGAAGTGGTCGAGGTTGCGGGCAAGTCCTACGAAGTCACGAAGGTCGCAGAAAAAATCGCCGATGTCGTGACGGTGTCGAAGGGCATGCCATACGTTGAAACGGTCGCGACCGACCTCGTTGGCAAGGTTGTCGGTGATGGCGACTGGGACTGTGGCTCCACGACGGACGAGCTCATCGGAGACATCGAGGTTGTTGACGGCAACATCCACACGGTAGCGACAAACATCGCGGACGTAAACAAGGTAGCCGACGCTATTGATCGAGGAGACCTTGAGACGGCGGTGAATGCTGTCGAGACAACGACTGAAAACGTTCGGCTGTCTCAGGCGGCGCAGAAGAGCGCGGAGGCGGCAAACGTGTCCGCGCTCGAAGCACAGGCGGGGGCGGAGTCGGCGAAGGCAGGCGCTGACGCAAGCAATGCTCTCGCAAAGAAGTGGGCCACGCAGACGACGGCTCCGGTGGAGAGCGATCTCTTTGGCGCGAAGTACTACGCTGACAGGGCCGCGCAGTCTGAAAGCTCCGCTGGAGGTCTCCTGCAGGAGGTGAAGGACGCGACTGCGGCAGGGGTGAAGCGCATCCAAGCCGAGGGCGGCACGCAGGTGTCCGCTGTGCAGGGTGCGGGCTCCACAGCTGTCAATCAGGTCACGCAGGAAGGTTCCTCTCAGGCGGCGGCAGTGGCAGCCGAAGGGGCCAAGCAGGTCGGTTTGGTGGCGAATGCCGGTGCGGCACAGGTTGCTGCCGTCAACGCGGCCGGCACAACTCAGACTGCCAACGCAAAGGCTCAGGCAGATGCGGCGGCGACTTCGGCCACGGCGGCGGCCAACGCTCAGAAGGCGGCCGAGACTGCAAAGGCAGGAGCTGATACGGCCAAGAGCGGCGCGGAGTCAGCAAAGACTGGTGCCGTGACGGCGCAGGGCAAGGCCGAGACTGCGGCAACAACTGCGACGAACAAGGCAACGGAGGCAGGTACGAAAGCGGGTGAGGCGGCGAAGTCCGCTCAAGCCGCCGCACAGTCTGCCAAGGTGGCCGCGTTTGCAGTGCGCCTTACGTCAACAAACATGAGCGCAAGCGGTACCGCCGCACTCTCTACGCTCACGCCTTCTGCCAATGTGAAGGTCGGTGACACGGTGATTGATCCTGATGGTGAGGTCTTCCAGATCGCGTCGATCGCATCGAGCACGTTCACGGTTGGAGCGAGGCTTGCAAACGTTCGAGGTCCACAGGGACCGAAGGGCGAAACTGGCGCGGCCCTCGCGATCAAGGGTAGCTTCCCGTCCCTCGAGGAGTTGCAAGAGCAACATCCGACCGGAACGCTGGGCGACGCCTACATGGTCGGCTCGCGTCTCTACTCGTGGAGCGGAAGCGCTTGGGTCGACTGTGGCGACATCAAAGGCCCGAAGGGCGATCAGGGCATCCAGGGTGAGCGAGGTCCAACGGGGCCGGCGGGCACTACGACGTGGGCGGGCATTACCGGCAAACCGACACTAGGCGCGCTGTCCGCCAAGGACAAGATAACGATCGCCGACTTTGATGGCGACATTGATTTAGGGAGCACGACGTAATGGCTACGAAACCGACACGATTCGCTCAGATGGGCGATACGACAGAGAAGGTCAAGGCCTACACAGGCATTCCGAAGCAACTTGTGGTGGACACGTCCAAGTGGAAGATCCACCTGATGGACGGTTCCACACCGGGCGGCTATGAGGTTGCCATGGTAGCCGACGTTACCGCAGGCCTTGCACAGAAGGTCGACACCGTGACCTACAACGCGGGGCTTGCACAGAAGGTGGATACGGCCGAGCTTGAGACTGCGCTGAAAGAACTGATCGTTGAGTTCGGCGGTACCGTGCCGCAATAAGGAGCTGAGATGAATATTAAATATGAGTTGCTTTGTTCCGCGGTCGAAAAGCTGGCCGATAAGCTCAACGAGGAGATGCCGAAGGATTTCTATATCGATGAGCTCGGCCTCAGATACCCCTTGGTGCTTTCAGCGATTTTGCTAAACCGTATTCGTGAGCTTGAGGCCGAAGTAGAAAAACTGAAGAAAAAGGAGGAGATCAAAGAATGAAAACTCTTTCCGAAGTGAAAGCCGAATACCTGAACGAGGCTCTGTCCTCGCCAGTAGGCGGCTATGTGGTGATGGATCGCAACGGCAAAGTAGCGGCGCACTCTAACAGTGGGTTCGTCCATTGCTTCGGCGATCCGCTCGATCTTGAGGCCGCTCGTGCCGCAGGCTATGAGTGCAAGGACGAAGAGATTGACGGTCGTGTTCTGACGTGGGTGACTGCAAAGGAGCGTCCGGGTGAACTCTTCCGTTCTGCTGACGGTGGCTACTACGCCGCCGCTTCCTTGCCCGAGAACGACGATGCTTTTGTGACTGAGCGATATGCAGCCGAAGTTCGCTCCGAGCGCAATGCACGCATCAGTGACACGGACTGCTACATCCAGTTGACCGACATGACGGTGCAGAAGGAATCGAAGGTTGCCCGCGAAGCGCTGACCGATGAGGAGCGTGCGGAGGTGATGACGTACCGTGAGGCGTTGAGGGACATGCCCGCGCAGAAGGGCTTCCCGTTCGTCGAGTATCCGACGATGCCTGCGTGCATTGCTTATGAGTGCGGCCAGAAGGCTGACGCCCGCGCCATGCGGGCAAATATGTATAGGGGGTTCTGATGGCAACTTTGAAGGATCTAATTCGGGCGGAGACGCTAGCAGGCGGAGCTCGGGGCTCTGCAATCGATACGTCGGCTTACATAAGCTTTACTCCTCCTGCTAAAGGCGAATCGGTTGATTACATAGCGCCTTGCGATGGCGTGGTTCGCGTTGACGGTGAGTACAAGACGAATAACGCTTGGAACTCGATCTGGGTACTCACTAACGATACCAAGCAAAACGGACTCGCGCTTGAGGGGAGTATTGGGTGGCATGTATTTTGCGGCCGTGTGAAGAAGGGGGATAAAGTGACCGTTGGGAACTATGGCGAAACCTCCATTAGTGTGACGGGTTTCTTTAAAGTTATCGGGGGGGGGTATAAACAATACCTTTCTTCGTTGTCTCGCAGTCGTTTCGGAGGTGCGCTATGGCTTCGCTTGAAGACTACCTCCGAAACTTTGCCAAGGCTGGCAGCGGGTTTGCCGCTCCGTCGGCAAGGCGGGTTTCTTTCACGCCCGTTGTCGACACGGGTAATGAAGCGTGGGGACACGAAACCGCTCCTTCAGTCGGCCTCTTCGTTATCAAATTTGTCTACGCAAACATCGGTTACTGGGATATCCAAAACCAGACTTCCCACGTCAATACTTGCGGGGCAACTATCGACCAGCGCACAGGAGCGAGCTACGTGCCCTGTAACAAGGGCGATGCAATCGCGTACCACCTTGGGGGCACAAACGGACAAACCCCAAACGCAAGTGCCGTTGGGGTCTACTTCGTCCCTTCTCTCGGTAGCCAGTAACAACGCTCGCATGGAGGTAGCGGCATGAGTATCAAGGATCAACTTCGTGCCGCTATCTTGAGCGGTGGTGCAACTGGCGCGTCTCCGAGCGGAGAGGCCGTCTCGATTAACTGCAAGGGCACGGTTGGAGAATGGGA